TTATAATATCTTGACTAGCTTTTGCCATGCGTACATTTTCAAGTAAAAAGTATTTTGGCTTAAGAGCTTTCAACAGCCTGACATATTCAAAGAATAACTTTGACCTTTTGTCCTCGAAATTAAGTCTCTTTCCAGAATACGAAAATCCCTGACAAGGTGAGCCACCGATAAGTAAATCAATCTTATGCCCACACTCAAATTCATCAAGTAAATGATTACCGCTTGTTTGTATCTGCGTTACATCACCCAAATGAATAGTATCAGGAAAGTTTTTCTTTGCCGTTTGGATAGCGAATTTGTCTATCTCACTAGCGAAATAGTTTGTGGGTTTTATGCCAAGCCTGTCTAATGCTATTTGACCGCAAGACATTCCGTCGAATAATGATAGTACATTCATTTTAAATTCTCCTCATTTATTGAACCGTATTCTTTTAAATCATGTTCAGTTAATCCATAATACTTAATTGGATCAACAAAAAACCTGCCTGTTTCATCAAAATAGGGATCAGTTATCCAAACGTCATTTTTAAATACCGACCATTCTTTTTTGCTATCTACAAATTCAAGCAACTTATCAAAACTATCTGTTTCAAAAATCCATGTGTGATCATCATCATATCCGTTATAACTGTTAGCCGTTTGCACTGTAAACCTTGGCATGAAACCTTGATCCAAACCTATAATATTATTAGCGTTTGCCGTCCTTACTTTTGGATCATGGCTATCAATCCAGATATGCAAACCGTTTACTTGCCAAGACGGCAATTCGTCGTGATGGTAGCTAGTGTTTTTCCAATCTTTAGGAATGTTTAAATCTGTTATGTAAGTTGCCCAAGTCATTTTAAGAAATCCTTTTCATGTAAAAATCTATATTAGGATTATTCCCTGCAATCTTTTTAAATATTCTTTTAGCACCATTACAAGTAGAATATATGCAAGCTTTTGTAAGGTATGATTGCCACCGTTTAGCACGTCTATTCCAATAATGTGTAGTATCATAACCCAAACTAAAATCCTTAGTAGCAATATAATAATTATTATTCATTTTGTTTAATCCTTTTTATTTATTTCTATTAGCATAACCCAAACGCCTAAACCATAAGACACGCAAAAAGCTAATAGCATTATCAACAATATATTCATCTGTTTACCTCTTTTATAAATTCACTAGCGTCAACAATATTGATTGCTTCAACAATAAACAAAGCTTGTTCAATATCTATAATAGCATCAACGCTAGTTAGCTTGTAATCATCTGCATTATGGCTAGTGTTTAAGCCCCTAGTTGCGTATATGTCTAAACCTTTTTTGAATGCTTTCACTGCTACGCTTTTGTCATAAAACTGCAACTCATTGCGCTTTAAGCTATACCAAATTTTGCTTTTCATTTTGTTTAATCCTTTTCTATAAATTATAATATTACACATTCAACATGAAAGTATGAAACAACATCACCGTTGTTTAAAAGCTTGTTAGCTCTATTTCCTGCAACGTATTCGCACCAAGTATTCCACCAGTATTCGCTACCTTCAATTTGTGTCATTAAAACGTAGTCTCGTATTTTCTTGTATTTGGTTTCAGTTTTAAGTTTAGCACCAATTTTAACAGAATTTTCGCTCATACCTAAACGTTTAAGATTATGGCTATCAATACAAGCGACGTTAAAACCTAACATTTGCATTACAAAAGACGCTTTAACCATACCAAGATTTGGTACTTTCATTAACAACATAATACCTTCAGTAATTACATCTGGATCAGTTAAACTTTGTTGTTGTAAATGTGTGAGTTTACTAAATAAGAAATGACTATTCCAAATCGCATAGTTTAAACCGTCCGATTTTTTACCCCATAAATATTTGCTATCTAAACCCGTCTTTTGAATATCTAAACGTTGCGCTTTAACAGTACTTAAACCCGCTTGTATTGTGCATAATGTAAATTCTATTACATCAACTAAACCTTGCGGTGAATTGCTTGCATGTTCTGCTATTGCTTTACAGTCTCTATTATACATTTTGTTCTCTTTCCTATTGAGTTAATTCTACAATTAGCACTCGTTAAAATGCTAATGTTAAAGTTAACCTTAACAATATTCTCCTCTTCTAATATAATGTTTGTGTATTTGTGCAGAACAATCTTCACCGTAAAAATTTGAAGTATATTCATTTATTTCTTGCGTACAATCTTCACCGCAATACTCAACAGCTTCAGCTATTGCTCTTTTCTTGTTAGTGAAAACATCAGTTATACCATCGTTACTTGTTTGTAATATGTAAACGTTTTGCATTTTATATCCTCCAATTCATTACTGTTTCGTGGTAGTTTTTCATTTCTTGTATAACCAAATTCCAATCTTTATTTTCACTTAATCCATTTACAGTAAAGCAATTTATTTCTTCAGCTTTATAAGTACCAAACATTTGCTCATAACATGAAATTAATGTTCCACCGTTCCATTTATAGGAAAGACCGCTATCATCAAATTTTATTTCTACATCAAACATTTTTAAATCCCTTCAAGATTAAATAATTTCTATACACATATATATACATACAATAAAACATAATGCAAGTACTAATATGCAAAAAGATATATTAATTGCACAATATAAAGCATTTTATAGGTATTATTGCATAGAAGCGAAATAAAGCTCACTGAGCCGTTGTAAGTCGTTTTGCTCATGTTAGTACATAAAAAGCCCGATGCTCAAAGGTTCACTGTTTGTTCTTGTAATGTTCCAACCATCCATAATTACGGTGAGAGGTGTGTCATTTATGTCACAGGTCCTGGACCTTAACTCCAGGTGTGACAATAATGCAACAGTTAATTGAGCAAACTCCAGGAGTGACAAATATGTCACACACTTAGCAGCCGAATAATATGTGATCACATTTATAGGGATGTATCATTTTTGTGATCACATGGGTAGGTTATTTCATACATGGCTTTTATAGTTTTGTGATCACAAATAAAAAGCTTCAGTAAATATACACAAATAGCCATTTCACTGTAGTTATATCAGTTATAAAAATACTATATATCAATAGCTTACAAGGTATATTCATATTATATCTAGAATTATAGAGTAATTACGGTGATAGGGTGGCGTGGCAGGACCCAGTGGGGGTATGTGCGATATACGTATATGTATAACTACACAGAAGTGGTTTTTTGAGTCCGACTTTTTATTGACATAAGCACATACACACGTATATAATAACAAAAAGCTATACAAATCAAAGGGTTAGCTATGAAAAAGTGTACTAAATGTGAAGAAACCAAGAGCCTAGATGAGTTTTATACTTATAAAAGTCGTTCCACAGGTAAGATGCTACATAAAACAGCTTGCCGTAATTGCACTAACAGATACCTGTGGAAGCTTAAAGGTAAAAACCCTGATGATTATATGCCTAGAGAAGAGTGGTTAGCCAGTGTACGTAAACCGAAAGTGCCAAAAGCGACACGTATATCCCTAGGTATCATTAAAAGAAAGATATATAACATCCAAAATAAGGATAGACTAAAGCAAGAGAGAGTCATGAAAGCAATAGCTTTAGAAGCCTATGGCTATAAAATATGCTTCGTGTGTAGTAAAGAGTTAGCCCTATCAATGTTTACTAAAAAGAAAAGAACTAGAAAAGATAAAACATTTTACTATGGATATAACCATGAATGCAAGAAGTGTAAATTACTAAGCAATAAAGAGTATCTAAAAAAGCCAGGCAATAGAGAGAGAAATACGCTAAGAAAGTCTGCCATGACTAAGAGAAACCGTGTAGCTAAGCCTAAATGGTTAAGTGCTGAACAGATGAAAGAAATACATGAGATATACAAAGACATGAGAACTCGTAACCGTGTAGCAGGAAAGATAGAGTACCACGTAGATCATGTAGTACCCTTAAATGGTGAAACTGTTTGTGGGTTACACGTACCCTGGAACTTAGAGGTTGTAAAAGCTAAAGACAATATAGCCAAGAGTAATGCTTATACAGATTGGTAACTCACGGAATGTTACAGTATGTTACAGTTAGGACACGAATTGTTACAACATGCATTTTTCGCTTGACTGCCCCTCTGTTACGTTTATAACTACGTAGTAGTAGTAGAGAGTTATAACTCTTTAAGTAAAAACTAAAAATAAAGTATAAACTAAATAAATAGTTAAACTATATAGAATGTGTTGCAAATAGGATAGTGGACATAGGAAATGTTTAAACTCTAAGAGTTATAACTCTAGGGTTGACACTGTTTCTAGAGTAGAGTAGACTTCTTGTATTACAGTAATACTAATAATAACTAAAACTATAATCTTGTATTACTCTACTTTACTGATATGTGTCACACTCTACGTGTTACTCTCTCCTCCCAAAACCTCCTCATACGTAGTTTGCGACACATATCGGCTTCCTTCCCTTATTATGTGTTGACAATGCCAAGCAAACCAATAAAACTATATGCATGTGAAAACATATTGGAAGAGTTTTACTCTGCCTTAGCTAGAAATGATGCTAGAGCCTTCCAACGTGTACACATTCCCATGAGTGACGTATTCTACGTTAGAGCTGCAATAGAAGCAGACACTGGAATACGTTATACCCTAGATCACGTAGAACGAGCTATGTACCTTGAAGGTAAACTAGACCGTAAAGACGTGTTAGACCCTGATCGAAAGAGATCCTATGCCGACAGCTAAGAAAAAACGTAGCAAACAGCCTTATCAAGAAACTTCTGAGCAGAAGAAGAAGAGAGCTGCCCGTAATGCTGCACGTAATAAGATGATTAAGGCAGGTAAAGCTAGGAAGGGTGACGGTAAGGACGTTGACCACAAGGATGGCAACCCTAAGAATAACAATAAAGAAAACCTTCGTATGCAAACTAAGAAGGCTAACAGAAGTTTTAAACGTAATAGCAAAGCAGGAAAGAGATAGTATGCCTAACTTTAAGAATTGTAGTACCTGTCCAACTAAGGCTAAGTGTGCCAAAGCAGGTAAGTGTCTAAATAAAAAAGGCTACTCTAAGGGTGGCATGACTAAGAAGATGGGTTACAACAAGGGTGGCTACGCCAAGTGCGGTGCATCTTATAAGGGTTAACTATGGCTAAGTCTCCTACACCTACCAATAAGAAGTTGTATGCATCTGTTACTGCTGCGGCTAAGAAGAAGTTTAAAGTATGGCCTAGTGCGTATGCATCATCCTGGCTTGTAAAGGAATACAAGAAGCGAGGGGGTAAGTACAGTGGCTCGACAGCAAACAAAGTCAGCAAAAAAGCCTAAGAAGGGTGGCTTAGGTAAATGGCATGGTGAGAAGTGGGTAGACGTTAAGACAGGTAAGCCTTGTGGACGTAAATCTGCTTCTAAGTCTAAACGCCCCTACCCTGCTTGTAGGCCAAAAGCTGTAGCAGGTAAGATAACTAAGAAAGAAGCGGCTAAGAAGACTAGTGCTAAGAAAGTCAAATGGTCTACTACAGCGTCTGGAAGAACGAGGAAAGCATAATGGTTGAATATAGAGGTGAGAAGTTCTCTGGTTACAACAAACCTAAGCGTACACCTAACCACCCTACTAAATCTCACGTAGTTTTAGCTAAAGAAGGCTCTACTATTAAGATGATTCGTTTTGGTGAGCAGGGTGCAAGCACTGCAGGTAAGCCTAAATCAGGTGAATCTGATAAGATGAAGAAGAAACGTGCTTCATTTAAGGCTAGACACGGTAAAAACATTAAAAAAGGTAAGATGAGTGCAGCTTACTGGGCAAATAAGGTAAAGTGGTAGCATGTCGTTAAACAATTTAGGTAAACCTGCACGTATGAAGTCTGTTTATGGACACAATACAGGTACATCTGTAGAAGATGTGTATGTATGTCCTGCTAATTGTACTGCTGAAGTAACGTTTATACATATATCTAACGGTTCTACGAGTGGAACTAACAATGTTTCAGTACAATGGTACGTAGCTTCTGCTAGTTATTCGTCTCACTTCCTGAGTGCTAAGTCTATAGCGCATAGTGACTACATATCTTTCCCTAATATAGACCTAATACTGCAACCTGGAGACAAAATACGTGTATTACCGTCCAGCGCTGGGCATATTGATACAATATTAACAGTAACAGAGACGTTTGTACCTGTAGGGTAACGGGTATGCAGAATTATCTGTATAAGAACAACTACATATCAGTATAACTGTGTGCGTAAAGGCTACAATGGGTAGTCTTAAACGTATAAAGGTATACAAACATGTTAAAATCAATATTTTCAGCTATTTCAGGCGTAAACAAACACATTATTAAGTCTCGCCAAGCAACTGCTGATCTATACTTACTAAACCACCTAACAGACAGAGAACTAAGGGATATAGGCATTACTCGTGGTGATATCTTACATAGGTACTATAACAAAGACTAAGATACTGCTTGCATTTGTATTTTTGCTAAGTATAACTACTGCTTGTAGTACTCAATCAATAGTAATGCCTCTCTCTTGTCCTCCTGATAATAAGAAATGTCAACGGAACTTAGATGCACAAACCTTATCTCTCATCGGTCAAGACTCTGCTGCACTTCAACTTATGTGTATGGACTCTGATCTTACAGACGTTCTTGGCGACAAGTGTAAAGAGTAATGATGTTACTGGAGACTTCAGTAATAACTACCAAGATTCAAATGTAGACAGTAATAACTCTTCTACAAATGAAACTAATAACTATAATGCAACGGGAGCTGGGGAAAAAGCTCCTGTGATGTCCAGTATCGCTCCTACAGTTATGGGTGGTGGTGGAAACGATTCTTGTTTAATGCCTACGACTCTGGGTTTTCAGGTAAGTTTGTTTGGTTTATCTCAGGGTGCAATGGTACAAGATGAATACTGTAACAGACGCAAGAACGCTAGACTTTTAGGGACTCCACAACAGATAGGAGGTCTTGGTTTACAAGTTTCTGGGATATCCACAATTTGTGGTGATCCAGATGTATTTAAGGCCATGATTTTAGCCAGTACGCCCTGCCCTATCATGGATGTTCTAACTGGTAAGTTACTTATGGGTAAGGCAGCAGTAGATAAATACAGAGAAAACCCTAAAGCGTTTATAGTAGGGTACGAAGAAGACAAAGAGTTTTGGGACAGTTTATTAAGAATCGGAGAGGATTTAACAAATGAAATCAATGAAGCAGAAATTGCTAACAACAGCAGGGACACTCGCTCTATTAGTGAACGGTTCAGGTCTACTCGCAGAGTCACCTCCACCACCCGACTACAGCCAGACGGGGGATCAGAAGATACAGTCACTGATTAACTCTATTAATGTTATAGACAATCGGTTACAACTATCTTTGAACTTAGGTATTGGTGCTGTAGGTTATGCTGAAGTTGGTGGTGTTATTGTTGATGGAGCATTAGATGGTGCTAAAGTAACTGCAGCAATGCTAGGCGCTTACTTAGATGCTAAGAGTAAAGTTATGACTCATGACTATGCTACAGCATCAAATGCGAATCAGTTGTTTATCCAGGAGCATACTGCGGCTATGAATAACTTAACTGCTGCAGTTGATATATTAGGTGATGCTACGTCTATACTCATGACTGCTACATCTGTTGCTGACATTGCTTCAGATGCAGATACAAAGCCAGAACAAGTTGCATTACAAGAGATGATTGCTACAGACGAATATAGCCTTGACGCTTCTGAAGTTGACGACTATAATAACGCACTTGATGCAGTAGCAGAGTATGCTCAACAAGCAGGTGCTTTTATGGCTGCAGCTAACAATACGGAGTTGACTACAAGTATAGATAATTACACTGCAAGTAATAACATAATGGTTGGAACATATACAGCTATTACGTATACACAAGCAGTTGACGAGTTTGTTATATCTTGGGATGATTCAGGATACGGCACTGGTTGGAATGGTTATCTTACTAACGATATGAAAGATGCAGACGATGTATATGGCGCAGGAGCTTACATCATGCAACACGGGTCAGCTTCCTCTAACATGTAGGAAATATTATGATAGAAGATGCAGAAGTTAAAGTTGGTGGGTTTACTTTTAAAGGGTGGTACATAGCTGCTGCCCTGCCAATACTAGGATCTCTTAGTGGCGGTATATATTATGGATATGACACACTACAAAGGTTCTATGCTGTAGAATCAGGTATTGAGACAGTAGTTCAAGCTTCAGGTAAGTTTAGCTCTAAGTCTAACGAACTAAGTACACGCATTCAAACAGTTGAATCTGATCTGAATGTAAATATACAAAGTGCTTATGCAGACTTAACAGTTAAATCACAGGATATGGAAGCAGTTCTTAGTTCTCGTATTCAAGCAATAGAACAGGCGGTAGCAGATAATGACGTTAGAGGGCTTAACACAAGGTTGTCAACGATTAGCACACAAATGCAAACAATCTTGGAACAACAGAAAGACTTGCTTGACTTACGTAGTCAAGTTGAGAGATCTACTGGGATCACTGATAGTCTGGGTGATAAGCTTGACGAATACCAAACTGAAATAGATGACATATGGAAAGCATATGATACTCTTGTGGACAAACCACTATAAGGAAAGCCTATGGCACGTAATTTAACACCAAACCAACAAAAGTTTCTAGAGGTCTTGTTTGACGAGGCAGGTGGAGACGTGGTTTCAGCAAAAAAGATAGCAGGATACAGTGAAAATACACCTACAAGACTTATTGTCGAATCTCTCAAGGATGAAATTTCCGAAGCTACCCGTTCGTACTTCTCTAGGACTGCGCCGAAAGCTGCTATGGCTATGGTTAGCGCTCTATCAGATCCTACGGAGCTTGGCATCAAAGATAAAATGGCTGCTGCAAAA